AAAGGAGCTGACGAAGGATGAGTATGTTTTATATGCTCTATATATAAAAAAAAACATAGAGCCATAATCCAAGAATCTCCATGCGAAGTTTCTTTTCCTCCTGAGTACATCACTCCTCTTATTAGCCGCCAGAAATTTCCTGGCTGCAAAGTAATTTTGTTAGTAACATGATACAACAATAATAAATATAATTTTTTTAATAATCTTCGTTGTGATCGATTCATTCGAGTCCAAGCATAATATCTTGCTCCCGCCGCTAAGTAGATATATAGCATCCAATCCGTTATATGTTTATCCAAACCTGTAATATCTCCATCCACCCAAAAAATATCTTCATTATCAAAATTTAAAGTTACAGCAAGTTGATACCATCCTCCAAACCAAGGGGTACATCCAATGGTTATCATCTCACCTCTCTCTATAAGCATTCTATTTTTATGGAGCATCTCACTTAACAATGTTAATGTCAAGCTTGGTATAAAAAATTCTCTCACTCGATACAAGGCTTTCGGTATTTTAGACAACAATTTATCAAACATATACCTAAGCTCTGGCTTTAACTTAGTGACATTAAAAGGCATAAAAGTAGGCTCCTTATCTTCAGCTAGATCAATCATTATTCCATGTATTTCTCTAGCCGCAGCTTCTAATAAGTATACTTTATTCCCTGAATTAACGACTCTATACTTTATTCCATCTATTATCATAGTAAATGATTGTGTGTTTTGGATCCCTCCGGATGTCCTTAACTTAATCATCTTCACTAATTCTCGAGGAGAATAATGAAACCTAAATCGGCCATAATAATCTTGTGTCCGTAATTTATGTTCCAACATCCTCAAAGCTGGAGTTATGTATGGTCTTATTCTAGTATATGTGTCGCCTCGTTGGCAAGTATCAAAAGAAAATTCTCTATATAGAGATACCATTTTCAGTTCGTTTCGCTTAGTCGAATTGGTACTATAGTAAAATAAAGGGTATTCTTCCCCTCCTATCATTACTTTCTCATTTAAGATTGTATATATAGAAGTTCGTACTTTACACAAATCTTGTAAAGATTTCACAGCACACTGTTCAATCGGTTTTCTAACTTTCATCCCCACCATTGCATATATCATTTCATCTATCTTCTTAGATAATTCTGGAACAAAAGGAGCTAACCTCTCATCTGTCAAATTCAGATTATTCGTATGCTGAGACATAGCATTTAATCGTATATGTGATACAGGTGTATAATATTCCCTATACCAATGCGCATACATCTTCTCCACATCTAGTACCGTATTCACTCGAATTTCGTCTCTAACGAGGCTAACTCTATATCTAGATACTATGGAAGAATATACATGGGCCCACATTTCTCGTTCTGTTTCAAAATCTTTCTTACAAAACTGTGGAACTATGATTAAATTATTTGTTTCATCTACGATGGTTTTACTCCTAACTGCTACACCACACTGCTCGCCTATATGCTTACTACAGTCG